TTACGGAGAACAACCAACACAAGCATATTCGCCTCCTGTAAACTTAATCATAGCTATTAATTTAAATGAAAACGCATTAATGTTGAGTAAATTTGGGTTAGTTTCAGATGATGAGGTAACCGCTTTTGTTCATATAAGTGCATTTTATGAAACTTTTGGTTACGGTAAAGAACCTAAGTCTGGTGACTTATTTCAACTCACAGAGTATGGCAGTGATAGACCGGGTGGTAGATCGGGTAATATATATGAAATAACTCAGCGTCTCGATCAAGACATAGCGCAAATTAATACCTTGATGGGTCATTATGTTTGGTTGATAAAGGCTAAAAGATTTGAATATTCGTTTGAGCCGGGTGTTATCCCAGAAGCGCAAAACGATCAAATATTTGATGACACAAAAAACCCTAATGCTTCAGGCGCAAATAAGCCTTATGCAAATAGTGTTGATATAGACTCAAAACAAATATTTGATTATACACAGACAGACTTCGGTAATGTTTACGGCGGATACTACTAATCAGGAATATTATCTAGAACTGGCTGTCTTAACGCATCGTAGTCGGGTATTTTTTCATTACGAAGCTTTGCAATAAAATTATCAGCTTCTCTGCATGAATTAAATTCAACTTCTGTTTTCTTTCTATTCATATCTAGAAACATGTAAACAACTTTGTCCTGTTTTTTAGATATGTATATTAATGTATAAACTTGCCCGGGTTGCAATTTTTTATTTTGAATTGCAAATTTAGTTGCGGGATTTATTTTAACGCTGGTTCCAATGATGTAATGCATTTTATCTCTTTATTAACGGAAATATTTATACTTTCATTCATAGCTACCTCATCAACCATTGATTCATATCTTTCGGTAATATACTTTTGGAAAGCTAGGGGCTTGACCCAATCTACGTCTTTATTATGTAGGTCCATTTTAAATTGGACGGCTTTTCTACTAATAATGTCTAAAGCCTCTATAAGACAAAGCCATCTAGTATACTCATTAACTTTTAGTTTATGAGAACCCGCTTTCGTTTCAACTGTTATATATTTTTTTGATAAGTCCGATTGCATATCCAAGGATTATGAAGGTAATATCTTTGACGTCAAGTAAATTATTATTTTTATTTAAGGTGGATAAAATACTAAAAATAGCATCTACGTTTTCTGTTAAGCTCTCAAATAATTTCTTAACACTACTAGTTATTACCGGCTTTTCTTCTTCTAAAATGGCGCTTTCTTTTATTGCTTTTAAGACCTGATCAAGTAATAAGAACAACAAATTCTTTACAACTACTTTGTCAGACGTAGGGTTTGATTTAAAGTAAATTAACCCTGTTTCAAAACTACCTAGACTTTTAGTATCTAATGTTCTTTTTATTTGTAAAAGAATTTCTTCTACATTAAGAGGAGATAATTCAGATTTAAAATTAAACTTATCAGCTTTAACTTCAGTAGTTATTTTTGCTATGCTTTCAGGAATTTGCATTTGATATATTCTTTAAAAGCTCCTCATTAAAAGATGGAAGTGCGGTATTTGAAATAGGTTCAGTTACTGAAGCAGTAGTTGCATCTACTATAACACTTACTGATTTGTTACACTCCGCGCACCTATAATAATTAGATGTATTGAGCCTAACGGGTACTATTTGCTTAACTTGTTTAAAGCATGGGCATGTAACTTCTAGACCTTGATAAGAAAATTCTTTTAACCGTTCGTTTTCTAATTTTTTATTTTTTAAAGCAACATATACGTTTAAGAGAGTAGTAATAAAATAAAACCCACCGAACTGCAATAAAACCCCGGTAGCTACGCCAACGAAAAAGTTAACCCCAAACGTGGTAAACCAAAAACCAGATAATACTGAAACAGCGGCTAAAATAGCTAGCTGTATAAAAACCTTTCTTAACATTTAAATATTATAGTATTATATTATTTTTTTGCAACAGGAGTTTCCGAATCTCTAAATAAAGTTTTTAATATTTTCATGACAACATCAAGCTTTTTGACCATAAATTCTACTTGCTTTTTGGCCTCTGGGTTTTTCTGAATAACGGGGTTGTTTAAAGACGTTTTAAATAAATTCATAGAATTTTCAGCATTTAAAAAGAGTTCACCTAATTGTTCTATTACGCTTGGCAGGGGATAAGGTAATGCTTTATCCGCTTTTGCATCGTCGGGAGATTGATTGACTGATTTATCAAATAAATCTCTTAAAGTAACTCGTTGTGAACCAAGCTCTCTGGAAGCTATACCAGAAACCCATTTATTATATTGCATTACCTCTTCAAATAAAAGCTTTTTTTTCACTAAATTATTTATTCTATTGAGTATAAATAATAATATGAGATCTTTTGAACGTACGTTTAACATGGTATTAGAAGCTGATCAAGCGGCTCCAGCGCCCTTACCTCCAAAAACAGATAAAGAAGCTATGGCACAGTCACTAGATACCACAACCCCTAAGGACTTTGACGTTCAAGTCTCAGGAAGAGAAAAACTTGTAGATCATATTAAATCCGAGCAAGGCACAAAGCTAAGAGAATGGATTGGTAAAATAGATGAGTTTATAGGTTTTTTAAATGGTACAGATGCAAATTCTATGCAGGTTCAATTGCATGCTGCACCTTGCGATTCAATTTTTGAAGATATAGCTAGAAGCGAAAAGAAGAAGATTGCACGTCTTGCCGCTGAGCTTAGCTCTTTGAGCGAATCTTTAAAGGGCTACCTTATTTCATCTAACGACCGTTAAAGCAAGATCGCCTTTAAGCCCTTCGTGGCTGTTTTGAATAAAGAATTCTGGGTCCATAGAATCTAGTTTTTTATCTACACAAAAGTCGTTAATATCCTTATATCTCTTACCTATATCCTCAGGCCACACAAACACGCACTCCCCGCTCTGTAATAGCTTTTTTGTCTTTGACTTACTAGCTTTATCTTTCCATTGACTATCTAATACCCATATTTTTTTATGAAACTTAAATGATTGAAGTTGTGCTTCTTGTAGTTTTGAAAATGTATTCGAACTGTTCTCTTGAATACCGGCAACCGCAACACCATTATTTACAAAGAACGCATCAATGGGACCCTCAAAGATAAAAATGTAATCCAGCGATGCATCTATTTTATTAATATTATATAACGATTTTTCACCGTTTACCTTACTCAAATATTTTGGATAAAATCTGAGATCCTTATCATATATTATTCTAGATTGATAAAAAATAATATCGTTCCACTCGCTATAAAAAGGAATGATTAATCTATTTTTATGTATTTTATCGGTAACCGTTACCCATAATGTATCAGGTCTATTAATAGCTGTATCGAGTCTTCTTTTTTTAGCTAATAGTATAGCGTCCTGTACTATCTCGTTATCTTTATAGAAGTCGACTTGACTACTGTCAAATATATTAATACAATCTTTAGGCAACATCTCAACAGGCCTTATTGGCTTTAGTTCCTTATCTTCCTTGAGAACATCTAACGGTAGAACATCGAACTCCCTGGATTCCTGTAGTATCTCGTTAAACGATAGACCCGTTACTTCTTGTATCCACTTAACTGCATCGCTATACCATCCGCAGTTATGACAGCAGACCACATTATCTTCCGGTATGTATATACACCGTCTTTTCTTACCCCATGATTTACCCTCCCTACAAATTGGACAGCCTGCTATATACGTTTGGCTATGCTTCTTGTATTGAGGGTACCCCGCGTACTGATAAAATTTTTGTAGAGTATATTCTCTAGGTATTAACACACGTATAGTATAATTGAATATATTAGCAAAACAAGCTTAAGAATTCTTAGTCTTGGCAATATCTTTTATAGATACAATACCTTTTCTAATAAATGCTCCACTAGCGGGGTCAATGTACTCTGCTTCAACAACTTCTTTACCTTCGCGAATGTACGTACGTAGTCTAGGCTTAACCGGCTGTCCGCTTATAGGAGATACAATAGGTTTTGGTTCAATCATGTCCATAAAGGTATTTAATCCGTAATTATGAAATTACACTGTTTTTATTATACTGCTTTAAACAGGTATCATATACATTTTTAGGTAGTTTTTGGACAATATCTATAATTTTTTCTTTTAACCCAAAATCAAATTTTTCAAAAGGAACGCTTCTTATCTTCATATCGGGTAGAGATAAAAACGAATATTCTGAATCTGTTTGCTTCATAAAAACAAATAATTCACCTAAGTACACACCCCCTGTAATGGCGTAAACGTATCTCTTTTTGGGATGAGTTTTACTTAAGAACTTGAGCATGCAAGTTTACGTATACAGGTTGCTAATGATTCAGTAGCTGGTGGTAATGATAAGCCTAGTTCTTCTATTTTATTATCAGATAAAATACAGTTAGATCTATTAGCTCTTAAATTTAAATTTTCTATATCTACAAATTTCCAATTTTTATTAATAATGTTATTTGAAGATAATATATTAACAACATCTTTAGCAGTAATACCTCCCGGGTTAACAACATTATAGATACCAGGTGCATTTTTATATATTTTCTTATTAATAAATTTTTCAACAAATATAGAAAGATCTTCTATACACGTCATGCTATTTTTAAAAGACACTAAATTATCATAATTTATAATTTTATTAATATAGTTACGATCTGAATTATAATCACAGAATGGCATTCTTATTCTAAAAAACGATGTTGATTCGAAATTAGAAAGCTCTTCAGCTAGATGCTTACACTTTGAATAAAAACTGCTTTGAGGGTTGTATATACCGAAATTAGGCGTATCTGTTTCTGTAAATTCTTTTTCGTATCCGGTGTATATACAGCCGCTACTAATATTAATTAACCAGTAATTATTTTTTTTGCAAAAATAACTTAGCCTCGTGGGTAATTTGGTATTTAGTTCAAGGCATATTTCTTTCTTTAATTCACATTCATCTACATTAGGTCGACCAGTAAATCCCGAACAATTAATAAAAACAACATCTTCAAAACTACTATGAATAAAAAATGAATTCTCTCTAATATACTTTTTAATAGATATTGCATCAAGGTAATCTACCTCGCTCCTGCTAACTATTGATACGTTAAAATCCTTTACGTCTTTTAGCGAATTAAAAAGGTGTGTACCGACAAAACCTTTGCCTAATATTATTATATTAACCACGAATTATTTTAACTTAATCGTTAGGAAAATCTCTGGATGTACTATTAAAAATAAATTTATTTATTAATGTGCCAAGTGAATCGGCTTCTTGCTGATTATGTGCAGAAATCATGGATACCGGCTCACCATTAAAATTATAACCAATCAAAATAAAGCTGTTTAAAAATTCTAATATTTGACTGCTAAGGACATCCAAATCCTTTTTATTGCTCGCCTTTTCCTTAATCTGTTCCCTTAAAAAAGAAACTAAAGCTTTATGAGTAAGCTCTTTAACTTCTTTATTTTCATTAGGATTAAAAGAGCTTTTCTCGCTATTATCTTTAGACGAGTTTTTGTTTTTCATCATAATTATTTAGTCTCTTTGTGAAGTATCTATCCCTACCTGGATAAAAAACATTATTAGAAACACCGTGTTTTAATAAAAAATCAATAATAACTTCAATACTATCTGTTCTAATAAAAAAGTTCTTTTGAATTTTTTTACCGCCATCGTTTATTTCAAATAGTATCTCATTAATATTTTCCTTATTAAAATAGCAGGTAATAAGTACTGATGATTCACTAGGATTTACCATTATAGTCCATATTCTGGGATCGGCTTTAGAATATACAGAAAATAGCTTAATAACTATAAATCCATTATCGCGCAAACGCTTAATGAAATAACTAGGTGTTCTAAGTTTATTCTTTCTCATTAGTTTGCTAGAGCTGATATAACAAATCTTAGCTCTGTATCTTCAAGATTAACATCCATGGTTATAACACCCATCTTTGTTAAAAGGCGGGATTGAAGCTCTTTAGATCTCATAGAAGAAATTATTCTAAATATCTCAAAATTCAACGGTATAGGTAGTGCGAACTGCGTTCCCTCATAATTATCAGATATCTTAATACCATAAGAATCTATATTAGCTCGGGTCTTATCCGTGAGTTCACCCAATACTACAGTATCTTTAACAGATATGTATAACTTGTTTGTCTCGGTGCTTATAGAACTGCCTTTAACTAAGTTAATAACACTCGCATAAGGTAGTGTGAATTTACCGTCAAACTCTAGCGTATTTAATTTAGCTATATTTAATTTTGGTGAATTTATAATACCGTCATCATATAGGTGATACTTAAATCTTACATTTTCGGACTTATAGCCGATAAAATTAGATGAAATATCTAATTCAAAATCATCCTGCTCAATGCATGATACAACTCTGCAAAACTTTTTAAGATCAGGTACGTTTAATATTTTACTCGCCTGTATATTACTATCTTTGTATAAGCAGCTAACAACAACGGTATTATCGCTGGTCGCGACAAGAGAAGAAGCTTTACCGCTTTCAAGTTTTATTACCGCACTATCTGCTACTTTACTAAGAGGGGTTAGAAAGTTATTTAAAAACTTATCACGGTTAGAGATCTTAAAGGTCATTAATTTATAATAACCTATACTTCTTCACAATCAAGACTTATTAAGTAAAGTATCGAGCTTATCTTCAATTCTCTTTAACATAACAAAAACTTGAGAATCTGCTTGAGGTAGAATAGGTGGTTGTACAGGTGCTTGATG